ACCCCGTACTGCTCACGCAGCTTATCCAGCAGTGGCATCATTTTTTCCAGAGGCTGTCGAACTCCGCCTTCGCAAAATAAGCGGAAGCCTGGCGAAGGATATCGTTACTGCGGCGCAGTTCACGATTTTCACGTTCCAGCTCTTTCAGACGCTGACGTTCAGCGCTGGTGAGCCCACCATCACCGCCCCCGGTATCCCGCTCATGCTGGCGAACCCAGACACGCAGAGTCTCCGGCGTACAGCCAATCTTTGGGGCAATGGAACAAATTGCCGCCCATTGTGAGTCATATTCGCCCTGACTTTCCAGAACCATATGAATCGCCCGTTGACGGACTTCGGGGGAAAAACGAGTATTTTTAGTCATCCTGTTTACCTCTTTCTCAGGGAGTTTAGTCTCCAGGATTTCCGGGGCGGTTCACTTGCGTTTACATGGGATAGTTACAGGAGCAGATCGTGACTGGAAAAGAAATCATCCTGGAATATCTGAAAACTCATGAACAATTCTCCCCACATGAATTAGCACTGATCACCGGAATACCAAATAACAGAATCGCTCAAGCAGCAAGGCATATGGTGAAACAAGGACATTTGAGTGTTGTTGAGCGTAAGTGGAAGACGGTTATTTATGCAAAACGCAAAGTGAAGAAGGAGCCAATTAAAAGAAATCCAGATGGTACGGGGTGGGGATGTGCAAATCCAATGACGGCGTTTATTAATAGGGCGCTTATGGAGGTAAGGCAATGACCATCTACATCACTGAGCTAATAACAGGCCTGCTGGTAATCGCAGGCCTTTTTATTTGGGGGAGGGTAAATCGTGGCTGAGTTAATTTTCTCTGCATTGAGGATTCTCGGTGCTATGTGGATGGTGGCGACGTTCATTGTTGTTGCCAGCAGTTTTGTCCGGTTGGTAGGCGAAGGTAAAGACCTGGTGGGTGTGCTTTTCGGTAGCATTTTCCTGTGGGTGATTATCGGTGTTATGCCTGTCGCTGTAGCAAAAATGGCGTGGAGTTTTGTGAGTTGAACTGAGGGTAAGTATCGATGGACGAATCAAGAAAGCAGTTTGAAGAAAGTTGGTTGCGACGTGGAGGCGAATCCTCAGACCTTATCCGTTACCCTGAAAATCACCATGAAATTGGCAGTGGTGATATTGGTGGTCAATACGTGATGGACGATGTTCAAGGCCACTGGCAAACGTGGCAGGCATCGCGAGCAGCTATTGAACTGGATATTGACTGGCCCGAATCGAATGACGACTTTTGGAAAGATGGTGAAGAAGGTGCTTATGCGATGGGTTATGAGGATGGGAGAGACAAAACGGTAATTGCAGTAATGAAAGCTATCAGAGCCGCTGGAATTAAAGAGAAGAATTTCGATGAAGCAAACAATCTTCCTCCGAACTAAGCAACAACAGCAAGCTGCAATAAATGCCATCCTCGCAACACCACTCGATAAAGACAAGCCAGTCACCATCCGCATTACTGACTACAAGCGCAACCTTGACCAGAACGCAAAATTTCACGCGATGCTGGCGGATATCGCTCGTCAGGTTCAATGGTGCGGCAAATGGTTAAAACCAGAACAATGGAAGGTTTTGTTGATCAGCGGTCATGCAGTGGCAACAAAACAGGAAGCTGATGTTTTTCCCGGGCTTGAAGGCGAATACGTCAACATTCGCGAAAGCAGCGCGCAGATGAGTGTGAAGCGTATGGCAAGTCTTATCGAGTACACAACAGCCTGGGCTATTGGTCATGGTGTCAGATTTACCGACAGGAGGTACGAATGAGACGACAGCGACGAAGTATCACCGACATCATCTGCGAAAACTGCAAATACCTTCCAACGAAACGCTCCAGAAATAAACGCAAGCCAATCCCAAAAGAATCTGACGTAAAAACCTTCAACTACACGGCTCACCTGTGGGATATCCGGTGGCTAAGACATCGTGCGAGGAAATGACAATGGATTATTCACAGTTAAGTGATTTTGAAATTAACGTGGCGGTATTCGAAGCCATTCATAACGGATCGCCGGATTACAAAGAAGGTGAGAATGGCGATATGGTGTTTGTCTCATTTGAGGGAGACATTGTAAACGGAGACGCAGTTGAAGTAGAAGTTGAGCGCGGATCCTTTAACCCATGCGCAAACCCAGCAGACTCATGGCCGATTATTGAAAAATACAGGATTAGCATTATCAATCTCGATGAAGACGAGTGGGGTGCACGCGGTGTGGCCTACTGTAAATCTAAGCGAGCTATACATGAAAATCCCCTTCGCGCCGCCATGATTGTCTTTCTCATGATGCAGAGAATCCAATAATGCTTAGCCCATCCCAATCCCTTCAATACCAGAAAGAAAGCGTCGAGCGAGCTTTAACGTGCGCTAACTGCGGTCAGAAGCTGCATGTGCTGGAAGTTCACGTGTGTGAGCACTGCTGTGCAGAACTGATGAGCGATCCGAATAGCTCAATGTACGAGGAAGAAGACGATGAGTGATTACCTGAAATGGTATCTCTGCCACCGCTGGCTAATTAAGTTTGCTGTAAAAGACTGGATGACAGCGGATGCCAACAAACTTAAGCAAAGAAAGGACTATTACTACGCCAGAATGAAGGAAAACTACTGCTCAATTCGCACTCGCATATTTATTAAAAAAGACCTTCAGTCAATTCTTCAATTGCGAGGGAAGGTAAATGGCTAACCTACGCAAAGAAGCGCGCGGCAGAGAATGCCAGGTACGTATTTACGGCGTATGCAATGGCAATCCTGAAACTACAGTTCTGGCACATTACCGGATGGCTGGAATTTGTGGAACGGGGATGAAGCCTGACGACCTGATCGGCGCATGGGCTTGTAGTGACTGCCACGCGGAGATCGACCGACGCACAAGGATTCTCGACAACAAAGACGCCAGACTTTACCACCTCGAAGGCGTGATCAGGACGCAGGCGATACTGCTGAAGGAGGGGAAGATTAAGTCATGAACGAATATCAGTTTGTGCTTCCATACCCGCCGTCGGTGAATACCTACTGGCGAAGACGGGGAAGCCAATACTACATCAGCGATAAAGGCCAGAAATACCGAAAAGACGTTCAGCAAATCATCCACCAACTCAAGTTAGATATTTTCACCAAATCACGACTCCGCATCAAAGTAATCGCAGACGTTCCAGACTCCCGCCGCCGCGACCTAGATAACATCCTGAAGGGTTTACTCGACTCCCTTATCCATGCCGGATTTGCGGAAGACGACGAGCAATTCGATGACATTCGCATAATTCGTGGTGTGAAAGTACCAGGCGGACGGCTTGGAATAAAAATCACCGAACTGGAGAACGCATGAACGCCACAATTCAAACGATACCAGAGCTTCTTATCCAGACACGAGGCAATCAGACCGAAGTGGCGAGGATGCTTTCCTGCGCAAGAGGAACAGTGCTCAAGTACAACCGAGACAGCAAAGGCGAGCGTCATGTAATAGTTAACGGCGTCCTGATGGTCAAACAGGGCAAGAGGGGAAGACGATGAGACTCGAAAGCGTAGCTAAATTTCATTCGCCAAAAAGCCCGATGATGAGCGACTCACTACTGGCCACAGTTTATTGGTTTTCGTAACTGAGTCATTTTATTATTTTATTGCAACTTTTAATCTTTTATAGTGCGAAATAAATGGAGCTGGCATTCATTTCGCACTTTATGTTTTTGTTGGACTTATGTTATTTTGATTGAATTCAATTCAGTTAAAAAAAGAAGGTGATTGCTCCATTTATAAATGAATAGTCATCCCCTGTCTTGAATTCTGATGTTACTTTATTAAATGCTAGTGTGAAGGCTACAGGTGCATACCCAATTGTTGCGCCAACTTGATATTCATCAACAGTTTTGTTTAGCGATACTGTTGTTTGTTTCGTCTGTATTGTTTTTCCTTCGAGAGTATAGTTGCGATTGACATCTCGTCTTTCCATACCTGCAAAAATCTTGTATTTGAATCCGCTTGTATCGGACATATGCATTAAACCACGGGGAGCCAGCAGACCAAAGCCATTATCCGAATTGAAGGTTTTATCATTACCAATGGCAATGGTTGCGCCATATGCTACATATTGAAATAAGTTTCCAGTAACAGCAGAAACTTCAGGGTATAATCCAACATTAGCACCTAAAATATCCATACTTGGTGTCATGGATAGCATCCCTTTTACAGTATAACCGTAGCGATTCTCTATTTGATCATCCCATGCATGATATTTTTCTGCCCCAATAATCTCATGAGCTTTATTTTGTACTTTCTGACCGCCTGCGTCGGGGCCAACAACACCTATGTCAGTACCTAATCGATAGCGAATCCAGTCATTCGCAAGGGAGTTCCATTCAATACCAGTGTGAGTGTATGCACTAAAAGCTCTGTCTCCAGTTACAGCTGTGTTGTGTCTTTTATTACTGCCTGATGGAGAGTAAATATCTTGCGCAATATGGAGAGATAATTGGCTCGAGTCTGAGATATCGTGGCTATATCCCAGAAATAAGCCTTGTGAGTAATCATCTCTGTTTTCATGTTTATTGCCATAAATATCATTAAGTATTGGTTGAAACTTCCCTGCATCATCATTTGCTAATGATAATGCAAGGCTGTTCGCGATAGCTGAACACGTGGTAAATGACAGAGCAATAAAGACGCCAGCGATGACACTTTTTTTCATATGTTATTGTCTTCCTTTTTTTTGAATGGTGCGCGTATTTTACATACATGAGTTTGTAATACAAGGTGCGTAATCAATATGATGTTTTATAATTGCGTGAGACAATTGATTTATTCGTTTTTTATTGCGGTTTTTATTATCTTTTAATGTAACGGTGTTTTTATTAAGTGTGTTTGCGTGGTGTTTTATGTTTTTTATAATTTTTATTTTATTAAATTTAAAAGCATTAGTAATGGCTATTCTATATAGCAATATAAGAACTGTTACAAAAAAAGGGGGGGGCAATTACAGGTAGTTATGGATGATGAGTGAAACAGATATTGGAGAACCGGGGAATGAATGATGTCTGAGTCTTATATATCAGAACTCCTTCGCTGTCGCTGGGGGCTCGTGTGCTTATGTCGTTTCCCCGATTCGGTTTTGAACGATTACCGAATGTTGAAGAATTATGCCAAAATATAGAAAGGATTTACTGCATGAATACCCAATATTTACAGTATGTTCGTGAGCAACTTATGGCAGCTACTGCTGACTTGAACGGAGCAACGAAAGGCCAGCTCGAAGCCTGGCAGGAGCATGCACAATTTGATACTGGTACATACAAACGAAAGAAGCCGCGCATTCTGGATGTGGTAACTGGCAAGATGATTACGCTGGATAATACGCCGACTTCCGGTAAGCAGTCGTACGCAAAAGGTTCATCCATTGCTTTGGTCAGCCCGGTTGAATTCTCAACCTCTTCATGGCGCCGCGCGGTTTTGTCTCTCGATGAACATCAGAAAGCATGGTTGCTTTGGTGTTACAGCGAAAGCGTTCGATGGGGGCATCAGGTCACCATAACGCAATGGGCATGGAGCGAGTTTAAAGATTTGTTAAGTAACAGAAAAATTGCAGGTAAGACACTGGATCGCCTGAAGACGTTAATCTGGCTGGCTGCACAGGATGTGAAGAGCGAACTTGCAGGGCGTGAGGCCTATGAATACCAGACACTGGCATCATTGGTGGGAGTGACAACAAAAAACTGGTCCGAGACATTTACTGAACGCTGGGTTGCAATGAAGCACATTTTTCTACAGCTTGATAGTGATGCTTTATTGCTTGTGACGAGAACACGTTCAAAACAAAAGGCAGCATTTTTACAGCAAAATATTGCAAAACTGGATTAAAAGCCATATACTTCATGCAAATTTGGTATGTTGTAAAAAATGTATAAACCCGCTGCCGAGTGGGTTTTTTTTATGCCCTGAGTTGTACTTGTACGGTAAACATGCTGGCTGCTATGTAATAGAGTTTTTTTAGCCTGTAACCTCTTGACGGCATTGAATTGCTTTTGTTATGAGTTGTAAGCCAATGTTATCATCTTGTATTGGGGTGGTTATGAAGGATGGTGCGCTGCTCAGGAGTTCTTCACTTT